GGTAAAAGTGAACTTCACTATCACTGCCATCGTGGCATATAACTCAAACCCTGCATCCCTGGATAACCTGGAGCAGCTCATCATGGGAATTCTTGCAGCTATACCTGCGGGATATGTGGTTGGAAATGTAGATCGGCCAACCCCATTAGAAGTCGGTGCAAGCACAATGCTTACAGCCGACATCAATGTATCTACGACCTATACTCAAACAAGCTAAGGAGCAAAAGTGCCAACAACGATCATTACGGGTCGCGATCTAGTCCTAACGATCGCGAGCACTAACTACGATGCGCAGGCAACAAGCGCAACACTCGCAAACTCACCAACCATCGAGACATATCAAACCCTTGATGGCAAGGCATACAAGCACATCGATGACCAATGGACATTTGATGTGTCAATGCTTGCAGACTGGGGCGCTTCAGGATCGCTTTGCGAAGCCCTTTGGACTGCGTGCGAAACTGCACCCAATACTACTTTGGCGGTATCGCTGACAGCTGTATCGGGCGCGGTCTTTGCGTTCAATGTGATGCCAGTATTCCCAGCAGTGGGCGGTACTGCACCTGATGCGCAGACAGTGGACTTGTCATTCACAGTCGTGGGAACACCTACCGAGACATTTAGCTAAAACTAAGAACGGGAGCAAAAATGAAACTACCAATAACAATTGAATTCAATTCGGGCGAGGTTGCCACATTTGTGGCAGCCCCACCTGAATGGGTGAAGTGGGAAAAGAGCACAGGCAACATCATCAGCCAAGCGCAGGAGAAGATAGGGCTATCCGATCTTATATTCCTGGCGTATCACGCGATGAAGCGCGAGGCAGCTGGCAAGCCTGTGAAGCCGATCGATGTATGGACTGAAACAGTCGCAAATGTCGAGGTCGGTAACTCTGACCCAAAAGCTACCCAGTCGGAAGCCTAAGCCGAACCCTTTGGGATTTGGCAATCGCGACAGGATTACCGACTAGCGAATTTACAAGTGCTGAAGATGTAATGACAGCACTGGAGATATTAGAGAGGCGAGCCGATGGCAAGTGAGGGAATCAGCTATGACAAGGCTGAACTGCGTGCCATCGCTCGATCCTTTAAGGCTATGGATGAGGAAGCGCTTGACCAAGCAAAAGCCAAATCAAACGCCCTTGCCGAATTTGTATCGGATAAGGTTAAGAGTGCAGCACGCAACGCGCGATCCATCCCAAAGGTATCGACTCGAATCGCTGACGGCTCAAAAGTATCTAAATCATCCAAGCTGGGCGAAATCTCATACGGATTCGCGGCGCAAAAATTCAGCGGTGGTGCAACCACTCGTGACCTTTGGGGCGGGGCAGAATTTGGCTCAAATAAATATAAGCAGTTCCCAGTATGGTCTGGTCGTGAGGGTCGCGGTTCGCGTGGATGGTGGATTTATCCAACTCTGCGCAGTATTCAGCCTGAAATCGTGAAGAAGTGGGAAGAAGGATTTTCCGAGATAGTTAAGAGGTTCGATTAATGGCAGGAAGTAGAACGCTCAAACTATCCATCCTGGGCGATGTAGATAACCTCAATAAGTCACTCAAGGCCGCGACAAATGATGTCGAGACTTTTGGCGATAAGGTATCAAAGGCTGGCAAGGTGGTCGGCGCTGCGCTGGCCGCAGCTGCCGCAGCCGCTGGCGCTTACGCCATCAAAATCGGCGTGGATGGGGTCAAAGCGGCCATCGAAGATGAGAAGGCACAGACACAGCTAGCCCTAGCGCTAAAGAACGCCACAGGGGCTACAAAGGGCGCTATAGCAGCCACTGAAGAATTTATCTTGCAGCAATCTTTGGCCACTGGTGTGGCCGATGATGAGCTGCGCCCAGCACTGGGAAGACTTGCACGATCCACAGGAGATTTGACTTCGGCGCAGGATTTGCTCAAGGTCGCGCTCGATGTCTCCACAGCGACAGGCAAGCCGCTTGAAGCGGTGGCCAATAGCCTGGGCAAAGCCTATGAAGGCAACACCACAGCACTGGGCAGATTAGGCATCGGTCTATCAGCTGCCGAACTTAAAACCATGTCATTTACTGATGTCCAGGGCAGACTTACAGATTTATTTGGCGGCGCAGCTGCGGCAAATGCTGAAACTTATTCAGGCCGCATTGCTCGTATGCAAATTGCTTTCGATGAAGCCAAAGAGACTATCGGCTTTGCGCTTTTGCCTATTCTGGAAAAGCTGATGAAGTTCATCAATCAGGTTGCTACGCCAGTTCTAGAAACACTGAACAAAGGCTTTGACGATAAGAGCGGGCTGGGTTGGTACATCACTTATGTGTCAAAGGTAATCTCAAGCATTTTCATTCCAGTGTGGAATGGCCTAGTGAGCGCGTTCAATAGCATCAAAAATTCAATCGGTGACAATTTATCGGCCTTCAAGGAATTCGGCGGCTATATCGCCCAGTACCTTGCGCCAGTAATCGGCACAGTATTAGGCGGTGCTTTGCAGGTCGTTGGCAAGGTTGCCGCTGGCGTTATCGATGTCATCGCTGGGGTCATTAAAGTAATCAACGGACTTATCGGCGGCGCGATCGATGGAATCAATGCCCTTATCCGTGCTTACAACGCAGTGCCGCTATTGCCTAACATTCCAACAATTAGCAAGCCAACACTCAATACCCCATCAGTGTCCAGTGCATCAGTATCAGCTCCGTCCATCCCATCCGTGCCATCAATGGCAACGCCAATGCCATCATTAAGCGGTGCATCAAAAGGCACGGCATCAGTAGCTGCATCAGCTGCATCAGCTGCAAAGGCCAGCAGTTATGCATCACCAACGATGGTATATAACCCATTGACAGGCCAGGCATCAACTACGCCATACAACCCACTTTCAGGCATGACTACCAACATCAACATCGGGGTGGCTGGTGATCCTGAAGGCGTAGCGCGTGCGGTAGTTGATGTCATCAACACTTCTTATTATCGTGGCGGCTTAGGGGCGCAGGCGTACAAGCTATGACCCAGTGGACACCCGAATGGCAGTTACAAATCAACGGCGTGGATTACACAAATGTCACGCTGTCCACTTTGACAGTGGTTTCAGGCCGCACCGATATTTACAGCCAGCCCCGCGCTGGATATGCCAGCATCGAAATCATTAACCTAGATTTGACCCCCATCACCATCGATGTCAATGATGGGCTATCAATTCAGGTCAAAGATTCCACAGGCACATATGTCAATATCTTTGGCGGCAGTGTTACCGATTCACAGGTCGAGGTCATATCAACTGGCACAGGCGGCATCAATGAATCAATCCGAATTACAGCTTTAGGATCACTGGCCAAATTAACCAAAACGCTGACAGAAGGCGTGTTATCAAAGGATTTTGATGGCGATCAGATTTACACGATTTTAAGCGCCGCCCTATTTAGCACCTGGGCAGAAGTGCCAGCGGCTCTGACCTGGGCAACCTATGATCCTGCAACTACTTGGGCAAACGCAGAAAATTCAGGCCTGGGCGAAATCGACCGCCCTGGCAATTATGAGCTGGCAGCGCGTTCAAGCTCCACCACTGATATGTATTCGCTGGTGGCAGCTTTGGCCACTTCAGGCCTGGGCTACTTATTCGAGGATGCACAAGGCCGCATCGGCTATGCAGATTCAACCCACCGCAGCACTTACCTGGCAGACAATGGCTACACAATGCTAAGTGGCAACCATGCCCTATCCCGTGGGATTCGCACTATTCGCCGCCTGGGCGATTTGCGCAATAGCGTGACCATTACCTATAAAAACGGCCAGCAAGAGTCTGCCCTAGACCAAGCCTCAATCGACCAATATGGATCGCAGGCCGAAAACATCAGCACATCACTGGAAAATGATTATGATGCAGAAGCCCAGGCAGAATTTTATCTAGGAATCCGCGCCTATCCGCAAGATGTATTTGAGTCGATTACCTTTACCCTGGGCAATGCTGAACTCGATGACAGCGACCGCGACTCGCTTCTCAATGTGTTTATGGGCATGGCTGTGGACATCACCGATTTGCCAGCCAATATGGTCGATGGCAGATTCGAGGGATTTGTCGAGGGCTGGACTTTCAGGGCTGGATATAACCGCCTGGACATCACCTTGAATGTGTCACCTACAGCGTTTAGCTTGCAATCAATGCAATGGGATGATGTAAGTGTCGCAGAGACATGGAACACATTAAACAATACACTTGAGTGGAATCAAGCCATTATCGTGGCATAAGGAGCATATATGGCAACGACAACGACAAATTTTGGGTGGACAGTTCCTTCGGACACCGACCTAGTTAAAGATGGCGCGGCCGCAATTCGCACAGCTTTGGGCGGCGTTGATACATCGATGGTCGATCTTAAAGGCGGCACTACTGGCCAGGTGCTATCTAAAGCATCAAATACAGACATGGACTTTACCTGGACTGAACAGGATGACACCACACTTTCATTTAACGCACAGACTGGCACGACCTACACACTGGTGGCCGCTGATCTAGGCAAGCTAGTCACCACATCAAATGCATCAGCTGTGACAGTTACAGTGCCACCATCAGTATTTTCAGCGGGTAATCAAATCCATGTGCAGTCAATCGGGGTGGGCTTGACATCATTTGCGGCCGGAGCTGGTGTGACTATCACATCGACAGGTGCGACCGCAGCTGCGCCAGTGCTTCGCGCAAGATATTCAGCCTGCACAATTATCTGCACAGCTAGCAATACCTTTACCATCCTGGGCGATCTATCGTAATGAGTCCAATTATCGGGATTATGGCATCGCAGAATTATCCGCGTGTCACAAATTCTTATGAGTCTATTGCCACAGTAACAGTCGGCGCGGGTGGTTCTAGTTCGATTTCATTCACTTCAATCCCTAATACCTACAAGCATTTACAAGTGCGCGGCATACATAAACAATCTGCAACTGGCGCTTGGGCAACGATTGAACTTAATTCAGATACAACTGCTGCAAATTACACTTATCACAGACTTTACGGAGATGGTTCGGCGGCTGCCGCAGAGTCAAACGCCAGTCTTAATCGCATTTTTACATCATATCCGCATTGGGGCTCAATCGTTATAGATGTTTTGGACTACACAAATACCAACAAATACACCACAGTGCGCACACTTAGCGGCTGGGACGGCAACGGATCAGGTGAAGTTAATTTCATTTCTAACCTATGGGAAAACACCGCAGCCGTATCAGCTTTAACAATTAAATTGTCCTCATTTGTTGAGTATTCTCAACTCGCCCTTTACGGAATCAAAGGATAGATAAATGCCCGCAGGTTCTACTTACACGCCGATAGCCACTACCACGCTGGGAAGCAGCCAAAGCACAGTCACCTTCAATTCTTTTTCAGGTTATACCGACCTTGTACTTGTAACAACCGCAAAGACTACAAGCGGTTCAAACGATGCGGTAATTCGCTTTAATAGCGACAGCGGCTCAAATTATTCCTCTACTTTTCTATCAGGTACAGGCAGTTCAGCGGTTAGCGCAAGAGCGACAAACGCTACCTATGCGTTTCTTGATTCCTATGGCTGGGTTACATCTTCAGACTTTAACGTATCTGTCACACAGATTATGAACTACTCAAACTCAACGACATTTAAGACAGTCTTAGCGCGTGGCAATAATGCCGCTGCGGGCGTTGATGCAATCGTAAGCCTATGGCGTAGCACTTCTGCCATTACTTCTATTACGATTCTTTTGGCTGGTTCATTATCTTTTGCCACAGGCTCAACCTTTACCCTATACGGAATTGCGAGCGCATAATGCCAAATACATTTGAGTTAATCGCTTCTTCTACAGTCGGATCAGGTGGGTCTGCCACGATCTCATTTACTTCAATTGCTTCAACTTGGACAGACCTAGTTCTTAAAGTATCAGGCAGAACATCTTGGGCTTCAGGTGATGATGCAATTGTGATCAAGTTTAATGGCTCTAGCAGCACATATTCAATGCGCCGTTTAGATGGCAACGGTTCAACTGCCACATCTAATAACAACACCTTGAGCATAAGAGCTGTAACCAATGATGCCATTAAGACTGCCAGCACCTTTGGTAGTTGGGAAATCTATATCCCTAACTATGCTGGTTCTGCCAATAAATCAGCAAGCTTAGATGCTGTCTCGGAAAACAACGCAACTGCCGCTAACGCCAACCTAGTCGCTGGCTTATGGAGTACAACTTCTGCAATTACTCAAATAGATTTAACTTCTTTCAACAGCGCCAATTTCGTCCAGCACTCATCCGCCTACCTATATGGAGTCAAAAATGCCTAATCCAACACGAATCGAAATCAACTGCGAAACCAAAGAAGAGCAGATCATCGAGCTAACCGATGAAGAAGTGGCCGAAATGGAAGCAGCTGCCACGATCGCAGAAGAAAAGCGCCAGGAGCTTGAAGCAGCTGAAGCCGCGAAGGCAGCAGCAGGTGCATCAGCAGTAGCAAAGCTCGAAGCAATCGGCCTCACAGCTGACGAAATCGCAGCCCTACGCGGATGACATACCCAGTCGGCACAGCACCCCAGGCAATTGCAATCGCTTTGGGTGAGGTTGGCTATGTCGAAGTGCCTGACAATCTGACCAAGTATGGAGAATTTACAAAAGCCAACGGCCTACCCTGGTGCGGTTCATTCTGCAACTGGGTACTGGCACAAGCTGGAGTCAAAGCGCCATCAGTGGTAAGCACAGCTACAGGCGCACACAAATTTAAGGATTTAGGCCGCTGGCATGAAGTGCCACAGCTAGGCGATTATGCGTTTATGGACTTTCCGCATGATGGGGTCGATCGCATTAGCCATGTGGGCATCGTGGCAGCAATCGATGGCAAAGTCATTACCTGCATCGAGGGCAACACATCAGGAACTGGCGATCAACGCAATGGCGGCATGGTGATGATTAAGCAGCGCACCATCGGTAAAGAGATCGTGGGATTTGGTCGGCCTAAATATGTGCCATTTAAGGGTGAATATCCTGCGGTGGTAGTACCTGAAGCTGCACCAAAAAAGAAGCTACTCAAGAAGGGTGCAAAGAAATGACCTACATCAAAGCAATGGCCGCATCATGGGCGCGCTCATTCCTAGCGGCATCAGTTGCCGTTTATATGGCTGGGGTTACTGACCCAAAGGCCATCGCCAGTGCAGGGCTTGCAGCTGTGCTGCCTGTCATCGTGCGTTGGCTAAATCCAAATGACACAGGTTTCGGTATCAAGGGGAAGTGATCCGAAGGCTACGCTGGTCAGCACTATGGTTATCGCTTTCGATAGTGCTGACTGGCTGTAGCAAATATGACGGATGGGTGAGGTATCCCTGCCAGGAGTTCGAGAACTGGCAAAAGCCTGAATGTAATCCACCAGAGTGTTTAAGTACGGGGGTCTGCACTCAAGACATATACGGAGATGAACTTGAAGGACAGGTCACACCGCAGACTGACAAATGAGCAGCTTAAGGCTCGCCTAATCGTATTCATCGGCGTATGCCTGGCTTTGGTATTTGCCATGTCGGTGCTGGGGATGCTGTACGCCCTGATATTCGTGACACAGCCCATCGGCGCACAAGCTCCAAACGATCGTGCTTTCATCGAGCTTCTTACCACGCTGACAGTATTCCTCACAGGCGCACTGGGTTCAGTGCTGGCATCAAAT